TATACTGCATCTTTCCCAGCTGGTACTGGTACTGGTGGTCTACAAGAAGCTGGTATTTTTAATAACAGTTCTTCTGGTACAATGCTTTGCCACACAACTTTCCCTATTGTTAACAAAGCTGCAGGCGATACAGTTGCTATTACTTGGACAATCACAGTAAGTTAATTTTAGGTAGATTAAATGCCAGCACTATTAAAATCTGAAATCCACAACTCCGTAGCAAAATTATTGTATACGGAGATTCAGAACAACACATCTCGTTATTATTATTTCTTGGGACAGGCTTTGCCACCTTCGGCTTGGCCAGATCCAACAAATCCTCCTGCTCCTGTTGATAGTGCTGACTACGAAATTTCTACTCGTGATCAAATTATTACTATGAAACAAATCAATTCAACTGATGTTTCATATGTAATCCCTCGAGTAAACTGGACTTCTGGTACAGTTTACGATATGTACGATACTCAATATAGTACAGAAGTCCAAGGTTTAAATTTAATTTCAGGTGGCTATGGATATACAACTGCTCCTACAATTACTATTACTGGTGGTGGTGGTTCTGGTGCAACTGCCACTGCAACTGTTCTTAGTGGACAAATTGTTGGAATTACTCTTACCGCCAGAGGAATAGGATATACTTCTATCCCAACAGTAACTATTACTGGTGGTGGTGGCTCTGGCGCAAGTATTACTGCTGTTGCCACAGCAGTTGTCACTATTGCACCTTCAGGTGCACAAAGAGTTGAGGATATTAATGCTGTTGTAATTACAACAGATTACAATGTTTATAAATGTCTTGATAATAATAACAATGTGGTGTCAACATACCAACCAGTTGGTACTGTTGTTGACCCAGTTATTATGCCTGATGGTTATATGTGGAAATATATGTATAGCGTTCCTATCGCTTTACGTAACAAATTCCTTACTGATGCTTACATGCCAGTTGTTAATGCATTAACTGATCAGTTCTTTGAGAATGGTCAAATTTTAAATATTGGTGTTCAATCTGGTGGTTCTGGTTATACCTTTGCTAACATTACATCAAATGGTGATGGATATAGAGCAAGCGATCCTGTTTTAATTACTAATACAACTATTACTAATCCAGGAACTGGATACACAGGTGGAGCTACTCTATCAGCATCCCCACCGTACCCATCAGCTTCTGCTTGGGTTGCAGGAAATCAAGTTCTTCTTGGTCAATATATTACATACGGTATTAATCAATATCTAGCAACACAAACAGGTATTTTAGCATCTCCTGCTCCTATTCATACTTCTGGTATCGTACAGAATGGTACTGCTGCTCTTGAGTATGTTGGAACAACTGTAACTGGTATTGTTAACGTAACTGTTGGTTCTGTTACAAGTATTACTTTAAATGGTAGTATCTACGATTTTAACTTTACTTCTGGCGGATACGGTTATAATGCTCCACCTTCAGTAAATATTCAAGATATTAATGATGGATCGCTGTATGGTGGTGAAGAAGGATACTACGGTGGTGGTCCTGACCAAGACGATTTTGTTGGTGTAGCTTTAATGAGTGGAACATCAGTATCTTCTGTTCAAATTACTAATCAAGGATATAATTATCCAGTAGTCCCAGCTGTTACTTTTGGTAATCTTTGGACTGCTTCTACTGCAGTAACTACTGGTACACAATATTATTATTCAAACAGATTATATACTGTTCTTCAATCAGGAACTACTGGTTCATCTGCTCCCACTGCAGTTTCAAATAGTATTCAAAGTATTGCTCTCTCTTCTGGTGGTTCTGGATATATTTCAGCCACTGTTTCTATTTCTGCTCCTGATGTTTCTGGCGGCACTCAAGCAACAGCAACAGCAACAATTTCTGGTGGCGCAATTACTGCTATTAATATTACTAATGCTGGTAGTGGTTATGTTAATACTCCTACAATTACAATTAATAATACTGGAAACAATACTCTTGGTGCAGTAGCTAATATTGGTGTTGTTCAAATCGGTTTTACTGATGGTACTGCTAAATTAACTTATGTTGGATATCCTGCAACAGCAACTGCTGTTCTTAAATATGGTTCAGGCTATCAGGCTGCGCCAAGTTTAACTATTATTCCTGTTTCTGGTGGTTTAAATGCTGCAGCATATTTCGTTGCTGCTAAATCTGAAGCAAAACTTGTTCCTGTTATCCAAAATGGTCAAATTACTGGTGTTAATATTCTTGATAGCGGTATTGGTTATACATACGCTAACCTTACTGTTACTGGAGATGGCACTGGCGCATTACTTCAGGCAAATTTAAGTCCTGGAGATTTATCAACACTTCAAGCAAATACTGAATTATTGACACCAGATGGTCGTATCATGGCTTATCCAGTTATCTCTGGTGGTTTCGGATATGGTTCAAATCCACCAGTAACCATTACTGGAGACGGTACTGGTGCTTCTGCTCATGCTATTGTTGTTAGTGGTGCTGTTACTAAAATTGTAGTTGATGGTTATGGGCTTGGATATCGCTGGGCAAATGTAAGTATTGGTGGAACTGGTTTCGGAGCAACTGCTCGTGCTGTTATGGCACCATATGGTGGCCATGGTAAAGATCCAGTAACTAATATGTTTACTAATACATTAATGTTCTTTACTGATATTTCACAAGATCAAAACCAAGGATTTACTGTAAATAACGATTATCGTCAATTAGGTATTATTGCTAATCCACGTGTATTTGGTAATACTACTTTGTTGAATTCACAGTTGGCTTCTGCCTGTTATGTTGTAACTGGACTATTCAATACATCTCAGTTTTTACAGGATATGGTTATTACTGTTGGTACTTCAACTGGACCAAGATTTATTATTGTTTCAATAACAACGACTGGTATGCTTTTACAATCAGTTGATAATTATTATCCTAAAATTGGTGACACATTTTTAAATCCTGCAGGAAATGTATTTTCTGCTGCAGGCGTAACTCCTCCAACAGTAGATAAATATTCTGGTAATATGTTTTTTATTGACAATAGAGAGGGATTTACTCCTACTGCTAACCAAACAGTAACATTAAGAACTATTCTACAGTTCTAATAAATAACAAAGATAACAATAAAAGAGTAATCAATGACAATAGATTTTAATACCCAGCCATATAATGACGACTATGATGAGAATAAAAGATTCTATCGTATTCTTTATAAGCCATCGTATGCGGTTCAGGCTCGTGAACTTACTCAAATGCAGACTATTCTGCAAAATCAAATTAAGAGATTTGGTAATAACGTATTCAAACAGGGTGCCATGGTTATCCCTGGGCAGGTTTCTGTTCAGACTTCAACACAGCCTGGAGGTGGAATCCAATACGTTAAATTACAATCATTAAATTCTAATGGTATTGCAGTAGAAACTTTCTTAGCATCATTGGTTGGTAAGAATATTGTTGGTCAATCTACTGGAGTTACTGCCACTATTATTCAGATTGTAGACGCTTCTGGTTCAGATCCATCTACTCTTTATGTTAATTACACAAATTCTGGAACTAATAACACCACATCAGTATTTTCTGATGGTGAAACATTAACAACCTCAGATAGCATTTATTCATTTAATGTAATTGGAACACTTGGTTCTAATCTACATACTGGAACTGGTCTTGGTTCTTCTGCAAGTATCCAACAAGGTGTATATTATTTTAATGGATATTTCTGTCTTGTTGAGCCACAAACAATTATCCTTGACAAATATGATAATACTCCAACTAAAAAGATTGGTTTAATTTTAAACGAATCTATTGTAACATCAAACACAGATTCTACAATTTTAGATAATGCGCAAAATTCATATAACTATGCGGCACCTGGAGCTGATCGTTATTACATTGAATTAATATTAACTTCTTACAATCTATCTGACACAACAGACCCTTCTTTTGTAGAGTTAATTAGAGTAACTTCTGGTTCCATTTTTACTCTTACAAATACAACAGCATATAATGATCCTGCTGCTGCTATCGCGAAATCTAATTATGACACAAATGGCAATTTCGTTGTAAACCCATTTTTACTTTCTATTAATGAAGATAGAAATAATAATAGAGGTCAATGGACTCCTAGCACAGCATATTTAATTGGAGATGTTGTTTCTAATAATGGAAACACTTATGTTGCTCAAAATAATGGAACTTCTGTAACAACTCCTCCAACTCAGTTAAATGGTACTGCTTATGATGGTCC